TCGGGCTCATAACCCGAAGGTCAGAGGTTCAAATCCTCTCCCCGCTACCAAGAATATCAAGGACTTACGGACATTGCTTCCGTAAGTCCTTTTTCTGTTTTGCCCCCTATTTGCCCCCACGCTGCAACCTGGCTGCGTCCTGCCGCCGGGAAAATCCCTCTCGCACCATAATTTTTTGCCCCCTATTTGCCCCCTGCCCAAGCCTTTTCGAGCTGTGCAGCGCAGGCTTTTGCCCCCGTTTTGCCACCCCTGACGATAGCGCACGTCGCCACCTGGGCCTTCATGCTTTGCCAGCCTGCGATCATTATCGCGGACGCCGCCAGCGGCCGCATCCACAGAGTGGTCCGCGCCCCCTTCTTTTCCCCCGCACCCCCTCCCAAAAGGGAGCTGAGAAAGGTCTAATTGCAGGTCCGCAAATCTGCAGCCGCCTTTGGGTCCTCCCAAGGCCACCCGGAATACGGGTGCTCCGAATCTCGATGTTTTCGCGGGGTCGGACATTTAATTATTTTACAACTTTACAATTCTTGCTCCGGCCTGCCGAAGGGTTCCGGCCAATAAACCTCGCGCAAAAGGTGGTCGACTATGGACGTTAAAAAGGAAGTAGAACAGGCGGTCGCCGAAGAGCGAGCAGCCCACAAACCAAATGAGCAGCCAGAAAACGAACCGCCAAAAGACAGCAAGCCGCGGGACAAGAGCTTTTTCGACCAGCTGCGCAAAGACTTCGACGACAACCATATGGGTGACGCCCGCCGGTTTTCGGAAAAGTTCGACGGCAGGCTGGCCTACGACAATATCCAGGGCCGGTGGTTCATCTACGAGAAGACGCATTGGCAACAGGATCGGGGGAAGGTCCATACACACAAGGTGACGGAGATCGCCGACGACTACAAAGCTCAGAGCCACTGGATGGCTCAGAAGATAAACGAGGAAAAGGCCAAGCCTGAGTTTCAGGCCATGGCAAAGGGAGAGCAGAAGGACTTCCTCCGCCCGATGATCGCCAACCAAAAAGCCTACGAGTCCCGGGCAAAGGAACTCAAGGATCCGGCGCGAATTAACAAGGTGCTCTCGTTGGCCAGCGTGGCCACACCCGGCTACCTGGGCGTGGTCGGCAAAGAGTGGAACGAGGATCCCTGCCTATTTGCCTGTGGAAACAGGGTGATCGACCTGAGGACCGGGAAGGCGTTGGAGCCAGATCCTAAGTTCTACATCAACCGCGCCTCCACGATTGAGTGGGCTGGACTTCAAGCCGAAAGCCCTCTCTGGGAAAACTTCCTCAGCCAGGTGTTCAACGGAGATGTGGAACTGATCGACTACATTCAAAAGTGTGTTGGGTACTGGATGACAGGACTCATGACCCATCAGGAGTTCTATTGTCTGTGGGGTCCACAAGGTCGCAACGGCAAAGGTGTGTTTTTTCGGACACTCCGGATGGTCATGGGCAGCTATTTCCAGATGATGCCTTCCAAATACCTGCTCGACGAAAAAAGCCTGCAGAATACCGACAAGCCGGATCAGCACCTGGTGGCCCTTGAGCACACCAGGCTGGCCTGCGCATCCGAGGCCCCGAAAAAAGCACGATTCTCGGAAGGCGCAATCAAGCAGCTGTCTGGGGGTGACCCAATTACCTGCCGCGGCATGTATGCGCTGGATGTGACTGAGTATATCCCGAAGTTCAAGATGCTTTTCGCAACAAACCGCGTGCCAACTGTCAACGGCGACGACAAAGCATTTCAAGAGCGGCTCCGGATTATCAAATTCCCGTGCACATTCAAACACGGGGTAGAAGCGGATCCGGAAGCAAAGGTCTACCCGATGGATCCGCAGCTCGAAAAGAAGCTGCACACCATGGACAACCTCCAGGGGATTCTGGCCTGGGCTGTGCGCGGCGCCGTCGAGTTTATTGCATCGGGCACCCTTATGCCGCCCGAGTCCGTTCTCTCAGACACCCGCAGTTTCATGGAAGACAACGACTTCATCGGCGAGTTCATACGCGACTGCCTCGAGGTTCACCCGGACGCGCCAGAAAGCAACACGCCGAAGGAGCAGAAGACTCAGATGAAGCACATCTACGAAGCCTTCCGCAAATGGTCCATCGAGGAAAAGGCCGTACCTGAAAACAAGGTCTGGTCTATGCGAGCCCTGGGCAGCGACTTCGGGAACCGGACGGACATCCACCGCGTCAGCCCTAAGAACTTGGTTTTCTACAACATAACCATCAAGCCGGAGTGGCGCGAGAAAGAGCAGGCTCAATTCTAGCGCCTACGTCGAAGGTCTCCGCTTTTGTCTACGGAAATGACTAAAGGAGTAAACACATGAAAACAAACGTTTTTCCCTTCCTTTTTATCCTATCTTACCCCTCTTACCCCTTTTTCTTAGAAAGTAGGGAGAGAGAGAAAGTAAAAAGAGAAATAGATAGGTTTTACATAGGGGGGAGTAACAGTGAAAAAAGGTCTATTCTCTCTAAGTTTGACAGTTTTTTCAATTACTGCGGTGCTTTATATCAAAAGACTGTCTTTTTAAGGGGCCAGTCATTGACTAAGGAGCTGAGACAAAGGCGAAGATTTGCCCCCGACTTTGACCTTTCGGCTGCCTGCTTGGCGAAAAGGTGCCTGCCGGCAGAAGGGGGTGCGCAATGAGCATGGCTCTGGACCGCCTCGGCAGTGAGGACCGAAGGGGAATAGCTGAGAATCTGCTGACAGAAGCAAAGCCGTTCAAGGCTGGAGAGCTGACAGCACACTGCCCTTTCCACTTGGAAGGGACCCCTGGTGGCGCGTTTTTTTATAACCATGAGCGCGACCTGGCATACTGTCACAGCTGCGGGCAGAACTCCGACCTGGTCGGGATATACAACGCGGTCAACGGTCGCGACGTGGACGATTCTGAAGGGTGTCGTGAGTTTCTGAAAACCTACTGCCCGGATCCTGGCGGGACACGTCCTGTACGGCAAGGTGCACGGCCTCGCCGCCCCGAAGGATGGATCCCTCCTTCAACCGCATTCCCATCTGATCTGTGGATTCAAAAGGCTACCGACTTCGTAGAGCATTCGGTTGATCGCCTGCAGGAAAATAAAGAGCAACTTGCAGAGTTGGCCCGGTGCGGGATCAGCTCGAAAGTGGCCAAACTTTGCAGAATGGGATGGAACGACAAAGACAAGTGGCCACCCGTTACAGCGTGGGGGCTTCCTCACGAGAAGAACGAACGGGGAAAAGAGAAAAAAATCTGGCTCCCAGAGGGATTGGTCATCCCGGCGATACGAGATGGCCAAGTGGTCAAGCTGAAGGTGCGTCGCCCCAACCCCAGAACACCATGGGGGGATGACCGTAAATACTGGGAAGTCAAAGGTGGCGCCAACGGCCTGTTCCATGTTTACGGACGCCCGACATTCCGGATTTGGGTGCTCGTTGAAACAGAGCGAGACGCCGCAATGGTGTGGGCTCTTTGCCACGACCTGGGCGTCGGGGCGATCGGGGCCGGTGGAGCCGCAAAGCGTCCGTGTGAGTTTGTGACCGGGATCCTGCGCAGGGCCAAGGTTATACTCAACGCACTGGACTACGATCCCGCCGGCGCGACGAACACCTACAAGTTTTGGGAGCAGGAGTTCCCGAACAGCGTTCGCTACCCAGCTCCACCATCAATGGGAAAGGACGTCGGCGATGCATACAGGAACGGCCTCGATGTCCGCCAATGGGTATGGGAAGGCCTTCCCGGATTCGTCCAAAGATATCTGCAAAAGATGGTCGGCCAAGCCGAAACGACGGAGCAGCCGCAGGAGTCAGCCGACCAAGAGCAGCCCGCTGAGCAACCTCAAGCGACAACCCCACGCCCCACACTCGAGCAGGTCTTGCAATGGATGGAACCCTGGCCTCTTTGGAGGCAGGAGCTTTCCGAGTTTTATTCCGCGATGGCTGATACAGATTTCCGAGTCTTTCGCCGTCAAGGTGAGGACGGGCTTTGGATGGGTATCGAAAGCAATGACTGGGATGCGCTGAGAGAAGACGAACCACGCCGGATCCTTTTTGTCACCCTGAGAGAGCGGCTCTTCAACCGCATAGAGCTTGACCCCGATCTGGGCTTGAACTCGCTCGACAACATCATCAACCACTATTTCGGCGACTACTTGGAGGTGCGCTAATGAGCAAGGAGACGATTTGGTTTAAGAACGCTGCACAGATACATCGCTACCTCACGTGCGAGATAGGTGAAGAGTATATCTATGGCGATAGAGAAGTAGCGACAAAGGAAAAAGGGCTGGTTTTCAGCGTTGCCCAGAAAACCGTCTACAACCACATCGACGCGGCTTTGCTGAAGTCCAGACGTGGCGCAGGCGGATATGCGAAGCGCACGGTCGACCAATACGCGAAGCGCGAGCTGGGGGACAAGATCGTCTCCGGCAGCAAGGGGGAGCTGCCCGAACCGGACGAAACGGAAGATGAAACCGGCCTCGCCCGCTCGCGCAGAACCATGGCCGACGCGGAAGTAAAAGAGGTTGACGCTCAACTGAAGCGGCTCAAGCTACAGGAGAAGCTCGGCGAGATTATCCCCCTATCCCAGGTTGAACGCGAGCTCGGCGAGCGGCAGCAGGCATGGAAGCTCTATATGACTTCCTTCATGCGAGACCACAAGTCCGAACTCATCTCCGCATTCGGCGGGGATCTGGACGTGGCGCAAGAGATTATCGCTTTGGTCGACGGAGACACAGAAAAGGCGGAGGCGCTGTCCGGATGGATGTTCTCCCGCTCCCCCGTCCTGCTGGACGCTTTTCGCAAGCGCATTGTTGACGGCCTGAACGCCTTTGCCATGGGTGAATGGTTTACCGACGAAGTTCGGGACGCATGGGAAAAATGGGACGCTGCCCGAAAAGCGAAAGACGCTGAAACGATGGAGATGCTCATCGAGCTCGTTGACGGAGATCCCGACCAGGCGCGTCTTGCACTCGACCGTTTTGACGTCAAGATGAAGGAGGGTGCGGCATGAGCTACAACACTCCTCCCATAACTCTATATCCGGGTGAGATTCAGGTCTTGCAGTCCCGTCCGTGGAAGTCCACGCCAGACTTTGCGTCCGACGACTTCGTGCTGGTCACCGGCCCGCACGCAGGCCAGACCTATCGGCATGATCTGTACCCCTACGGTCGCTGGATTATGGAGCTGTGGGACATGCCCTCCGTCCGGACTGTTTTCATTGTTGCACCTTCTCAGACCGGGAAAACGACCATAGCCTATGCCTGCCTGTGCTCCGAGATCAGCCGCAATCCTTCGTCTGCCGGCATCGGCATGCCAGACCAGAGTACGATGATTCGGATCTTCGATGAAAAGCTCGGCCCACACTTCAAGCGGAGTAAGGCGCTAAGAGAGCTGCTGTCGGAAGACAGGCAGATCGCCCTCCAGAACGGCAAGATCCTGACGAAGTTCGGAGCCATCTACGGCATGTATGCAGGCTCCGACGCGTCCGCGTCGTCGGTGACGCTCCGGCTGCTGGGGGTTGATGAAGAGGACGCATACCTTGACAAGCAGGCGGCACACAGAATGCTCGAGCGGACCATGTCGTATGAGGACGAAGCGAAGGTGCTTCGCTTTTCCAAAGTCCGCGGCAACGAACGGCAGTCCACGATCTGGCGCGATATGAAGGCAGAGGCTCAGATAATATACCAGCCCCGCGCCAAGTGCCCGAACTGCGGCACCCTCCAGCTCATGGACTTCAAGCGGATCAAGGTCCCCGGCAAGATGCGCGACCCGAAGCAGATCCTGCAGCAGCGTGCGGCATACTACGAGTGCGAAGGCTGCGCCATGCGCTGGAATGACCATCACCGGAACCTTGCCGTGCAGCGCGGGGATCTCTACTCGGATCATGAAGTGCCCAGCCCGTCAGCCGTGGGCGTAATCATACCGTCCTGGTACAGCCGCACAGTTTCACTGAGCAAGGTGATGTCCGATTGGTTCACCGCCCTCGAACGTGGAACGCCAGCCGACATGCAGGCGTTCGACAACGCCCACCCGTCAAAGCCATACCAGGTCGTGACATTCGACACCCCGGAAGATCAGATCAAAAAGATGATCCTCCACGACAGGCCCCCTCGTATCGTGCCGGCGGAAGCCGTTGCGCTGACGATGGGAGTTGACAGCCAGAAATCCAGCTACTTCTTTGTGGTCCGCGCCTGGGCACGCTCCGGCGAGTCCTGGCTGATAGACTATGGTGAGCTGCCAAACAAAGAGGCGCTGGATACGCAAAGAACCAGATCCGCCTACCCGGTGGAAGGACGCGACGACGTGCTCATGCCGATCTGGCGGACCGCCATCGACTTCGGCGGCACCAGAGACGAATCCCACATGGAGGGCTGGTCCAGGTCTGAAGAGGTCAAGCTGATGGTTCTCGAGGCCGATGACGACAACTTCTTTGCCGTCAAGGGCGCGTCCCGCAAGCAAGACGTTGTGGTCCGCAGATCAGAAACCGGCGTGCATCGGGATGTACCGCGAGAGTACCAGCAGAACATCACCATCTACACGCTCGACACCATCGACTTGAAGGACCTGATCTTTCTGGTTCGGCTGCGCCCCGACTCGCTGCAACCGATGTGGCTGCACAGAGAGGTCGGAGACGACTACCTTCGTCAGCTGAACTCGGAAAAGCGAGAAGTGGACGGCAAGGGCAATGCGACCTGGGTGCAGAAAAAAGCGGCGAACCACCTGCTTGACTGCGAAGTCTATGCGGCTGCGTGCGCGCACCCGGACTGGACGCCCGCCCTCCAGTTACTCGCCGAACCGCAGTACCGCAGTTCGACTCCTCAAAGCCACGCGGATCCGGAGCCTGCGGTTTCCATGTCGCCCCTTTCCGGCCGTGTCATCAACCCCAACTTCCGGAGGTTCTGATGCACGACTCATTACGGGCAATTCCAAAAGAGGATCTGCGCAGGCTGGTAGAGGAGATTCAGGGCGCCGGAGCGGTGGACTACAGCCCCAGATATGGCGCCATCTGCCCCGTGTGCGGAGCGGAACGCTGCAGGGTGACAAGGACTGATCCGTGGTTTGGATCCTGTCGGGAACGGTTTCATCGCTGCAAGGCCTGCGGACTGAGATTCAAAAGCGTGGAGGCGGACAGATGATGCGCATAAACCTTGAAGCCCAAGCGTCCGACTTCGCCGTAACCACCAGGCGCGACGGCACCACAGGGCTCTTCATCAAGCAAGAGGGAACCAGTGTGGCCATAGAGCTTGACCAGGGCGGAGTGGACCGCTTGACCGAACTACTTTGCCAGTTGCCGCAGCGCTGCGAGGATTGCGTTCATGTTGAAGCCTGTCGCCATGCGACCGAAGATACAGACCCAAGCCTTTGCGGAGGCCGGTTTAAAAAGGAGAAAAGCCATGAGTAAGATTGAATGGACAGACCAGACTTTGAACCCTGCCGTAGGTTGCTCGCCAGTCTCTCCGGCCTGCGACAACTGCTACGCCGTGCGCATGGCCGCCCGCTTGGCGGCGAATCCTAAAACCGCCCTCCGTTATGACGGCGTTGTCGCCGACGGGGGCTGGACGGGAAAGGTAAATCTTTTCCCGGAGGTGATGGAAAAGGCGCTGCGCAGAAAGAGGCCAACTCGCTTTTTTGTGGGCTCCATGACAGACCTGTTTCACCCGAACATCCCGCTGCACTTCCTGGACAAGATATTCGCCTACATGTGCGTTGCTCCGCAGCATGTCTTCCAGATCCTGACCAAGCGACCCGAACGCATGAGAGAGTATGTCTCCAGCATGTACACGGTCGGCTGGAAGCGCCGGCTCCAGATGCAGTTGCCGCCGGAGCTGCAGCAAAGCAAAGCCTGGCGCGACTGCAATTCCCCCGTTGCGAACGTCTGGCTCGGAGTGACCGCGGAGAATCAGCTGCAGGCGGACAGGCGCATCCCTGCTCTGATCGAAACACCGGCGGCCGTGCGCTTTGTGAGTGTGGAGCCGTGCCTGGGCGAGGTGCATTTGGAGCCGTATCTTCTGAGCTCCTACGACAAAGCGGCTCACGATGCGCAAATGACCGGAGAGGAGCTCCGGACAGACAAGCTGGACTGGGTGATCTGCGGCGGCGAAACAGGCCCCGGCTCCCGGCCCATGCACCCTGATTGGGCGCGGAACCTTCGAGAACAATGCGACACATGGGGGGCCCCGTTCTTTTTCAAGCAGTGGGGAGACTGGGGTTTTGCCGGGGGCGACTGCACCCACTTTCTGCACACGAACGGGACCCTGCGGACTATGGGGCAGAGGGGCGCAGACGGCAAAGGCGAGTGGCCATGCGCCCGTGTCGGAAAGAAGAAAGCAGGACATCTGCTTGACGGAAGCGAGTGGCGAGAGTTCCCAGTTTGTTAGTTTATTTGATTATGCTAAGCGTTTTCTGTATCACTTCTGGTAAAAATCAAACATCCAAAAAGGAAAGGAGTGTTGCCATGAAACCGCGTTCTCTGAAGTTGAACCTGGGCCTGCTCGTGCTGCTTGTTGCAGGTTTGGTGTATGCCGCCACGTGCGAGGCTGGATCACAAAAATATCTACCGCTGACCGCCGAGGCTTTTGCTTATAAAGTTGACACCATATCCTCGTCCGCAAACTACCCGGTGAAAGTGAAGTTTGCCCCTCCGAAGCCGGGGGAGATTGGCCTTCTCGGAACAATGGGGGACAATGCTGCTGTTATTGTTGATCGCGACCAAAAAGATGGTAAAGCAAAAAGCATTTCTCTGATTATGGACAAAGAAAAGTTTCTATCCAAGGCCCCGGAGGAAAGAGTTCTGGCGGCTATTTTCATTACTGCCCTTTGCCCGGAAAGCGAAAAATGGGAGCGCCTTCAAGTGTACGAAAAACTAACAAGCAATGACATTGTTGGTGGCGGGTACGCTGTTCTTGACGGGGTTCTTTTCAAAAGAACGCCGTTCCCGCAGCAGGGTGGTGTGTTTGTTTCCGCCGAGCCCGCCAAATAGTTTTAATGTAGCACAAACTGTTATAGCAAAAAGCTAGGGGCGGCGCATGGTTCTGCTGATTTTACCCCCATCAGGCACGCCCCTTGCTTTATAATATGATACCAGCCCCCTGAATGGAGCCCCTCCAGGCACTGTTCAGGGGGCTTCCGCGTAGTAAAACTCCACGTGTAGCAATTTGCTAATGCTGGAGTTTTACTACGCCGTAGATATAGACTTTCCCCTCCCTGCTGGTAATTTCGACGCATTATTACCGCCGCACCAAAACACGGCGAATGGAGTCGAAACCAATGGCAGAAGATCCCAAGCAGCTCGAAGAAACGCTGGATTCCTCCCTCGAGAAGTCCCTGCAGGTAGAAGAGTACGAAGCCTATGGCCGCAAGATAAAGCGCCCTGGGCTTGACGTGCTCCTCAAGGTCCGTGGCGAGCTGGGCGGCGAAGACCGTGTCCGGCGCCAAGGCAACATCCTTGCCCGCGCCGGCAACGTCACAGCGAGGCGTGGATAATGCGCAAGCCCGTTGTCCCATCGCGCCGCGCATCCCGCGCCAAGCACGCCCGCCGTTCCAGCGCGTCTCTCCAGGGAGCGCTTTCCAACTGGACCAACTCCGTCGTCAGCCGCCGGGAGGCCGAGCGGCAGATCGAACGCGCCAGCGAGCGTGCCTTGGATCTCTATCACAACGACGCCATGGCACACGGCGTTCTGGAGTCGCTGGTGGTGGAGGCGGTGGGCATAGGGCTCACGCCTCAGCCGGCACCCAGAACAGACTGGGTCGGCCGGTCGCCGGAATGGGAAGCCGAATTTCAGTCCGCCGCCTCCCGCTGCTGGGAGGAGTGGGGACTCGACTGCAGACACTGGTGCGACGCCACGCGCCGTCTGAATATTTACGGCCTGCAAGCCCTCGCCTACTTCCAATGGAAGCTGCTGGGAGTGGGCGTCTTTCAGGTCGTAGCAAAGCCCCGGCCCGGAGCCCCGTTCTCTACCTGCCTCCTCCCTATCGACCCCTTCCGGCTCGTCACACCCTCCGATCTCGCCGACAGAGACATCTATGACGGCGTCCAGATCGACAGGGATGGCGAGCCGGAAAAGGTCTGGATCCGCAACCCCGGGGCACTTTCCATGCGCCCCCCGTCCTCCGATTGCACATCGTTCGATGTGTACGACAAGACGACCGGCCTCCCCAGGTTCCTCCTTGTCAGCGATGTCCGCAATGTCGCTGAATACCGTCAAGACTCCGTGCTAGGTCCCATGATCGGTGAGATACGCCATTCCAATGACCTGGCGGAGGCCGCAGTCGTCGGCGCCATGGTGCGCAACCTCTTCACTCTCTTCATCAACGACTTCGGGCAGGGGACCATTGATCGCAACACCCCATGGCACCAGCGGGTGATGGAGCTGGAAAAGGGCACTGTGCTGTTCGGATCCGGCAAGGAAAAGCCGACATTCTTCCAGCCCGACGCAGCCCCTTCGCGCTACTCCGAAATGTTCGGGGCGATTATCGACCGTCTGGGGATGTCCACCGGACGTGGCGCAGAAAACGTCATGCGCAAGTTTCAGGCCAGCTACTCCGCAAGCAAGGCGTCCATGGAGAAGGCGGAGCAGTTCAACGAGTTTGAGCACCGCGTTGTGAACGACCAATTCAACCAGCCCATCTGGGCGTGGATCCTTTACGAAGCCACCCTGCGCGACAGGTTGCCGCTGACCCCTGAAGAGTATCGCTCCAACCTGTACGCATACAGCCACGCCGAACACCTTGCCCAGCCCATGCGCCAGATCGACCGCGAAAAAGCGGCGAAGGCCTCTGTGCTCGAGCTCGGAAGCCACACCACGAGCTACCGCGCCATCTTTGGTCGCAACGGCCACGACTGGCGCGAAGGCCTCAGACAGGTGGCCAAGGAAAAGGCGTTCATCAAAGACCTGGAGGGAGAGTACGGCGTGGACATGAGTTCCTACAAGATTCCCGACTCCGCATGGAAGACGGAAGAACAGAGCGAGGATGATGATGAAAGTTAGAGCGAAGCGGGCCTTCTCCGCCCTTGTGGGCGAAGTCTGGGCCCTTGAACCGAACAAGATGGAACAGGTGGCGGACTTTGCCCAGGCAATGCTGGAAGGCCGCGCCGGCAGTGGTGAAATTTTTGCGCAGCTGGCGGGAGAGTCCGACAGCGCCTCCCGTCCCTACGCCGTCGTGAACAACGTGGCCGTCGTGCCCGTCAACGGCGTAATCGCCCGTCGGCTGAACCTCTTCTCCGCCATATCCGGCGGGTGCAGCACGGAGCTGGTCGGCAAGCAGATCCGCCAGGCCGCAAACGACGAAGACGTTCGGGCCATCGTGCTGGACATCGACTCCCCTGGCGGCGGCGTATTCGGCCTGAACGATCTGGCCGAAACCATCGCCCAGGTGCGCGAGTCCGGAAAGCCTGTCGTCTCCCACACTTCCGAGCTGATGTGCTCCGCTGCCTATTGGATCGGTAGCGCGGCGCAGGAGATGATCTGCACCGCAGACGCGCAGGTGGGCTCCATCGGCGTAGCGGCTATGCACTTCGACTACTCGGAGCGCGACAAGAAAGAAGGCATCACGAGAACCGTTCTGTCCGCCGGACACTACAAGCGGCTGGCCTCCGACGAAAAGCCGCTGTCCGAAGAAGGCAGGGAATACCTGCAGGAACGGGTCGATCACTACTATTCGCTGTTCGTTGACGCCGTTGCGCAGCATCGAGGCATCTCCGCTGAAGAGGTGATCGAAAAGCTGGCGGACGGCTCGACTCACATAGGCCACGAAGCCCAGAAGCGCGGCTTCGTTCATTCCATCGGCAATCTGGACTTCGCCATTTCGCGAGCTCTGGAGCTGTCCGAACAACCCAACCAGGAGGAACATATGCCCACCGGAACCTCTTCCGCTGGTGACACCGACGCCCGTGGCGGCGATTCCGGTGTCATGAACCTGTCCGCGGTGACTGCCGAGCAGCTTTCCGCTTCCAACCCCAACCTCGCAGCAGAGCTGGAAGCCCGAGGCGCAGCTGCTGAACGAGCCCGAGTCGTGGATCTGTTCGAAGCTCAGGCCGACATGGATATGACCCTGGAAGCGGTCAAGTCCGGAGCCGACCCCAAGGATTTTTACAAGGCCACGCTGGCCGCTGAACGCAAAGGCAAGAAAGAAGCGCTCAGCGAGTTCGAGCAGAGCATGGGCGAATCCGCCGGCCAGGATGGCCAGAACCAGTCTTCCACCGCCGCGGAAGGATTCGAAGCCCTGGTGGAAGGTCACATGAACACGGCGAAGTGCTCCAAGGGTGAAGCAATCATGGCCATGGCCCGCCGTCACCCCGACGCCCACACGGCTTGGCTCGCCGGCAAGAACCAGGAGAAGTAACCCATGAGCTACAACGATTATGGAATCGGGTCTCATCCCGCAGCTGAAGATATCGTCGAAGGACGTCGCGTGGAGTTCAACTCCAGCGGCCAGGTGGTTCACGCCCCGGCCACCCGTCTTGGTGTCGGGGTTTCCCGCATCTCGCAAAAGGCCGGCGACCCCATCGGAGTCGCGTACTGGAACAAGCCGGGCACACACCACCTTGAAGTGCGCGGCGCGATCGACGTCGGTGAAGACGTCTTTGCCGCTCCGAGCGGCACTGTCCAGGCCCTGCCCACCGCCGCCGGTGACTACATCAAAGTCGGCGTGGCCCTCGAGGCTGCTGCCGAAGACGGCGATGTGATTGAAGTTGTCCCCGCAGAAGGTGGCAAAGTCGTCACCGTTTCCGCCTAGCCATAAAGGAGAACCCGCATGATTCCCGAAAACGGAACTGAAAGACTTCGCCCGGATCTGGGCGTTCTGGTCCACGAGACCATGACCAACGCCCCCAGCATGGGCTTTATCGCCTCCAAGGTCGCGCCGTACTACCCGGTCGGCTCCCAGTCTGCCGACTTCCCCGTCTTGCCTGCCAAGTACCTCTTCAACGTGGAGAAGGTCGAACGCGCTCACGGCGCTGCCTACCAGCGCAGCTCCGGCAAGTTTGAGGCAGGACATTACTCTTGCCGCGAACGTGGACACGAGCACCCCCTGGATGATCGATTCCGGGCCATCTACAAGTCCCAGATCGACATGGAGAAGGGCGCCACCGACCTCTGCACCAACACTGTCCTTCGCGCCTTCGAGGTGGAAGTTGCCGCCAAGCTGACCAACCCGAGCAACTTCCTCTCCGGAGCGGCCACGGCGAAGTGGACCGTCCCCGCCGATGCGGATCCGAAGCAGGATATCGACAACGCTCGCACCGAAGGCCGCAAGAAAGGCGTCTTTTACAACAAGCTGATCATCACCTGGCAGACCTATCTGGACCTGACGCGCTGCAACAAGGTGAAGGACGCTGTCAACTACCTGTTCCCCGACACCCGCAAGACCGGAACCATCGGCCTGCAGCATCTCGAAGCGTACCTGGATATCCAGATCGAGCTGGCCGGCGCCATGATGAACGGCGGCAACCGCGCCAAGAACCCCGAGCTGCAGGATATCTGGAGCGACGACGTTGCCGTCCTGGCTTGCGTTGCCGCCCAGGGCTCCGAGATCTACGAGCCGTCCATCGCCCGCACGTTCAAATGGAACGAAGGCGCGTCCGAAGACTTCGTCGTCGAAGACTACTACGACCCCGCTGTGCGCTCGACCATCATCCGTGTGCGCCACGACATCGATGTACGCCTGATCAAGAGCTACGACGACAACGGCAACGTGCTGTCCGACATCAGCAAGAACTGCGGATACGTTTTGACCACCATCCGATAGCCCCACTCCACCCGGGGCCGCGCCGTTTTTCTTCCTTTTTTCGGCGCGGCCCCAAAGGGCGCAACCCGGCAGGAGATGTCGACCGATGTTGAAAGAAGTTTTTTTAGACAACCTGACACTGAAATCCGTGTTCGCGGGCATCGGCGGCTGTTCAGCGTGGCTG